GCTTGAAACACCGCAACGCGGACTGAATGCGTCCGTCCGGTCTCTCATGGACAACATGGGGTTCTCAGTTGGGCCGCAGGTCCTCGAACGAGACGGGGTTATCGAGCCTGTAGATGGCAATTGGGAGCCGTACCCTTATAAGCGGTGGAAGGTGCTTAGCGACATGCCTGGCGTTGATAGTATGCGGGACGCAAAAGATGCGCTGGGCTTTTTGGAGTTTCCCAACTACCTAAACGAAATCATGCCTGTTATCGACTGGTGGTTAAGACGGGCTGAAGACACAACAGGATTAAGTCTGCTTCTCCAGGGTAAAGCAGTGACCGAAGCTGTGGGCGTAAGTCAGCAGCTTATGGCAAACGCTACCACCAATTTGCGGCTGGTGATTAAAGAGTGGGACGACAAAACCTGTCGGCCTCTCATAACAGCATTCTATGAGTGGACCCAGCTCTATGGACCTGCAACGGCAAAAGGAGATGCTGTAGTAAAACCGCTTGGATCGGCGGCGCTTATCGTGCGTGAGCTACAACAACAAGCATTGCTCCAGATCGGGGATAAAGCGGTACAGCCCGTTTACGGCCTCTCACCGAAGAAGTGGATGAAGTTGTATTTGGATGGTTTTCAGGTGGATTCTGAACAACTTAAACTCGATGATGATGAGCGGGCACAGCTTGAAGCAGCTGCTAAGGAACCTGATCCGAAGGTTGTGGTGGCTGAAATACAAGCCCAGACTGAACGCTACCGTGCCGACCTGAAAGATTCGTTTGACACGCTTAAGTTGGCGGTTGAGACTGAGTTGAAAGAAATCTCCGAACAGAATCAATTGGTGGTCGCCGACCTAACCAATCAGGTTAAACTTTTTCAATCGCTTGTGCCTAAGGGCGGAGAAGGTCAAGGAGGGCAGCAACCAGCTTTACCCCAAACGCAGGCTCCTGCTGCGCCCCCGGAAGCCGAGATTGAAGCAGCACTGAATGCTTTGGAGGAATAATGGACGACCAAATCTTACTTGAGGATTTTTCTCAATGTGTTACATACGCGCCCACGGCAGGCGTGTATATTGATCCTATAAAGCTGTTGCAATATCTGGACAGACGTGCTATATTGCTTGCAGAGCGCACGGCAACGCCAAGCCTCGATGCAATCAAAACGGAATTGCTGCGAGGCCATAGGCAAGAGACTTTAGCCCTGAAAGCCCAACTTAAAAAGGTGATTAAAAATGACAGTACCGAATGAGATCGACCCCAATCTCGACCCGAATCTGAACGGCAACCCGAACCTGGAAGGTGGCAGTGGTGGCGGCGGAGAAGGTGAAGAACTTCCTCCGCAAACCTACCTGCGCGACTTGACTGAGGATGACGTGTATGATCGGCTTTCTCGAGTCACAGAATTTCAGCCCCAGCTGAGTGCTTTGGAGTCTCGCCTGAACGGCGGTGTTAACTCCCTTACCGAACGGCTGGCCAGTATCGAAAAGGGTTTGCCAACGCAGGCAGCATTCGATACTGAAAAAGTAATCAAAGGCTTGGAGGCCTATGACCCAAAGCTTGCTGAAGTTTTGGGACCTCTGCTGCAGGATGCATTTAAGGTCAATTCTTTGGACGAAAATACTTTGCGGCCGCACCTGGAGCCTCTCCAGCAGCAACTGCAAGAGACTTTCGGCAGAGAGTTGGTCATGTCGGTCTATACTCCCGAGACCCTTTCGGAGATTATCCCCGAAGTTAAAGATGGGCGTTTCATGCCGGAAGGACAACGGCAGAAAGACTTCGCTGACTGGTATGCACAGCAGGGTTATGAAACCCAGCAGGCATTGCTCCGGTTCGGCGCTCCCTATGTCAATGCTTTGCGGAAGTTTGAGCGATGGGAGAAAGACAGGAATACTTCGCGTGCGGCTGCAGCCGCGACGAAGGAAGGACAGCTTCAGAAAGGGCAAGTCCCGGCTGGCCAGCACCGCACCCAACCGCCGCAGAAAAAACTCACACCTGACGAGGAATTTGCTGCGGGATTTAACGAAATTGCAGAGGTAAAGTAACATGCCAGGACAAACTTATTCAACGCAAGCCGGCTCTCATGAGAAGTTCAAGGGCCGAATGCTTGCAAAGGCCCAACCCCAAGAAATGCTGACCAAGCTGGGGTCAATGGATGAAATTCCGCAAAACAAGTCGGAGTTGATCGAGTGGCGGCGCTTCCTTCCTTACGGAGGTGTTGACAATCAGTGGATGGCGGCTGGTGGTGATACCGACTTCATCAACAAGCACATCATACAAGAGGGTGTGACTCCTTCCGCTGATTCTATCTCCTGGATTCCGAAGACGGCAACCCTGCAGCAAATCGGCTGCTTGTATTCGTACACCGACAAGATGCGCTATGTGCATGAAGAAGGTTCCGAAGTGCCGCCGGAAATGGAAGAGCAAGCCGCCACTCGACTGGTGCTGGCCCGAGAAATGATGGTCTACGGCGAGATGAAGTCGTGCACCAATCAGTACTTTGGCGGTACGCTGGCGAATACGACGATTGCCGAGGTGGATGGTCCGCCGACTCTCGATCTGTTTCAGCGTATCTCGCGCTATATGCTCGGCAAGCACGCCACCACGGTCAACAAGATGCTGAAAAGCTCGCCGAATTACGGTTCGCAGAGCGTTCAGGCTTCCTGGCCTGTTTACTGCCATACCGACATGGAAAAGACCTTCGAGAACATGGCCGGCTTCACCAAGGTTGCTGACTACGGCTCAAACGTGCAGCTGCTTGACCCGGATTACGAGATCGGTGCAATCGGGCGCTTCCGTATCATCATCAATCCGATCTTGACCTACCTCCCTGGCGCCGGCGACCTGATTGCACAGTGGCAAGGTGCAGGTACTTCACCGAAGTCTGATGGCGGCACCAACATCGACGTTTACCCGCTGATTATCATGGGACGCGGCAAGAATGGCGGCGATGCTTTCGGTCAAGTTGCTTTGCGCGGCAAGAACTCGATTGATCCGACGCACATTCCGCCGTCGCAGAAGTCCAAATCGGACCCGCACGGTCAGCGTGGCTATGTTGGTGCCATTACCTGGCAGGCGCAAGCCAACCTGAATGATGACTGGATGGCCGTTGCCTTTGTCGGTACCGAGCAGTAATCGTAACCAGTGCGGCAGCTTTGTGTTGCCGCACACAACTTAGAGGATTAATCTCATGCCACTTGTTTCAAACACCCTTTCGTCCCTTCAAGAAGGGCGTCGTCACGCCTGCGGCACCCGCACCGGGACTCGCACTGCAGCTGACTTTTCCATTGACCTGGGCTTTACGCCGACGCACATCCGTGTCGTCAATTTGACCTCACGGGCTGAAGCACTGCATATTATCGACTCGAACCTGGACGGCGGCAGCAATGCCAAGTCGCTGCTGACGATTGCTGCAGGCACGCGCACGTACGTAGCCGCCGGCATTTCGCTGGACGCTGATAAGCGCGGCTTCACTGTCGATGTCTCGGTTGCCTCGTTGGAGACCGACAACTCGGATGTCTACTGGGAAGCCTGGTGCTAATCTGACCGACAGGGGGGAGTTATTCTCCCCCTTAACCTTTTTGGAGAACAAACATGCCCACAACTAAAGTTAATGAGAACACCGACGGCGTAAAAGCTGCTGATACGGAAAAGCACGAAAGCGAAGGTGTTGTCATGGAAGCTCCCGAGAGCGAGATCGTTCCGGTCGAGGGTCCGAATGCCAAGGCCAAGGCCGAACGTACCGCCTTCATGCACGAAATGGTGGAAGTTATGGTTCTGCCCTCGCACGATCAGAGTGATACGACGCGGCTCGTGTCTATTTCTGTGCAAGGCAAGTCTCACTACATGCTTCGTGGCGAATGGACCAAAGTTCCTCGATACGTATTGGAGATACTGGCGCGAGCAAAGCGCGAAAACTGGGCTTTCAACTACAAGAAGAACCCGGACGGCTCGACCTCGGACACCAACCAGATGCATCGCATCCTGCGCTATCCCCATCAGTTTCGTGACCCGAACCCTGAGGGGCAGAAGTGGTACGATTCCATCAAGGATGCACACTACTGAGTTAGCCTGATGCGCTTTTCTAATATGATCAGCGACCTCCGCATCGCGTTGCAAGACGAGGAGCCGCCATATAAGCATTCGAGTGCTCGCCTTATGCAATGGCTGCAAGGGGCATATCT